GTGAGTTAGCGTCAGCCGCAACTCTTTGATGGTATGTGATTTTATGCCTTAGAGATGTGTTACCTTGTTGTGCTGATTCACCAAAGCTATTACCATAAGTTCCTAATACATCCCATAGAAAATAAGTTCCAACTGGTAACGCCTGTACATCAGCGAGTGTTTCTGCTACTGTTAGTAAATTAAATGCTGCTAGTTTCATATCTAGTCCTCCTAAATTTTAGTCTAACAGTATTTATATTTTTATCACAATCATTTCAAATTCTCTGTGACAATATCAACTACTCTATCACTCAATTCCGTTTGCTCGAGGTTACAAAGATAATGTCCGAACACGTGCATCGCATGGTGTTCATATGAAATATCTCTTACCACATCACTATTCACAAACAATCTAATTAATTTCGGACTAGTGAAATCACATTCATCACCTATATAAGTACGTAGAATTACTGGTATTGGCAATTCATATTTTTCACATAATGACTCAATCATTTCCGATACATGTTTGAATCTATCATCTTCTAACCAATCACTTCTTTTCATATTCCGCTCCTCATAACATCTATAAATGACTTCATCCTCCATCCCATTTGCTCTAACCCTTTGTAACATGTTTCAAAAAATCTTACTCTTACTTTTTGCCTAGCTAGTATTCCTTTCATCTGAATTATTTTAGTATCAGATGGTATACAATACTTTTCTATTTCTGGTTTAGTCCAAGCCTCGTTGTCCTCAAATCTATAGTACTTATACCTTATACCTATCAGCTTATCGTATTTAATTTCCAAGTCATCCATTACTGCTAGTTCTTTATAGTACAGTTCTTTATATTTAACTATCATAAAAGAACTTTCTTCCAGCTTTTGAGTAATATCCAAATCTGAAAACCTTACCAGATCATGTATAGGATGTTCTACTAGAAGTGCTTCTACAATTTTTTCTTCTTCTGTCATATCATTCCACCTGTAGTAATTATATCGTATCAAATATAAATTGTAAATCCGAAAAATTTACTTTTCGCTATATTTAGTGTATAATATATGAAAAGGAGTTGGAATGAAAATGAGATTAAATACGGATGCAGTGGTTTGCAAAAAAGGCAAATGGTATGATGGAAGTCTTAGTGGATTCTCTTTTAGAGTTGATAGTAAGATAAAGAATGCCAGAGATATAACTCATATAAGTGGTCATGTTTCTTTAAAAGAGTGGTTAAAAATGAAAAACATAGAGGACAGCGATAATAAAATTGCCGCCACTCTTATGAAAAATGTGAAAATCTATGCCAGAAAAGAAAATCATATAAAAGTAAGCATGGAAATCGGTAAGGGTGTAGAAAAGTTATTCATTTACACAGGCAGAGAAGATTATGATTCCTCAAAATTAGTTCATAATTTTTTATGTGAACAGTGCGTATGGACATGTAAACAAGGAAGAAGTGTATCTATATATAGTTGCAAAGCTTTTGATACAAAAATGGAAAAGGAGAAAGTCGGGGGATAATTGGAGAGATTAGATAGTGATTTTCTGGAAAAGTTAATCATTAAAGGGTTAATGACTGACAAGAATTTTCTTGTCTTGATTACAAGTACTTTTGAGCCAAACTATTTCGATGATACATCAGTCAGTCATATTTTTAAATTTTGTAGGGAATATGTAAATGAATATGGAGAAGTCCCACAAAGAGATACAGTAATTAACTCTTTACCAGATGATTTTGAACAGACAGACATAAGAGAAATTTTTGATGAAATTGATACAATTGATTATGATATAGCAAGGAACTATGACCATTTAATAGACCAAACAAATAACTACTTGAAAGAACAGGCGGTCAAAAATGCTATCATAGAATCAGTTGAAATTGTAGAAGATGTAGAAAGACGTCCGGAGATAAGGGAGAAAATAGAAACTGCTTTAACCAAAGATATTAAGATCGACTTAGGTCTTGACTACTTTGGTGATCTTGGTGATAGGTTAACGAGAATTTTCACAGCCTCTGATATTAGAATGCCAACCTATTATCCACAGTTTGATGAGTATATAAATGGCGGGTTTCCACCATTTACTTTGTCGGTATTGACAGCTAGGATTCATGGATTCAAATCGAATACCATGGCAAACTTTGCGGCCAGACAAGTACTTCATGGCCACAATGTAGTCATTATGACTTTAGAAATGGCACAAGATGCTTTTGCGCAGAGGTTTGACGCAATATACACCGGACTTGATATAAACAGAATATATGTTTCAAATGGTTATAGAAACAGGCTGACAAGAAAGCTATCAGAAATAAAAGCCTTAGAGGATAGGGGATCGTTATTCATAAAACAATTCCCAACTGGTAATGCTTCTGTATTAGAGTTCACAATTTATCTTCGTGAGTTATTGATAAGGGGAATCAGACCGTCAATAATTTATGTTGACTACATTAACCTAATGAAAACGGCATATCAGGTTGAAAGAAATATGTACTCAGCAGTAAAAAGAATTGCTGAGGAATTGAGAGCACTATCGTTTGCATTTGAAATTCCAGTTGTTTCAGTAAGTCAATTAAATAGAGAAGGTTCATTTGTAGGGTTTGAAGAACTTGACTTCACTTATATTGCAGAAAGTTTAGGGCTTCCAGCCACAGCAGATTTCATGGCAATCTTGGGAACGGATGATGACGCGATGACTTACTCAAATGAAATTCTTTATAAGATAGTTAAGAATAGACTAGGTGGTAGAGTAGGTGAGATAGACAGACTTTATTATGACGCGAGAAGTCTTAGGATGTATGACTCAACTGAATTGGATATGTGGGCAGCAGATGCTCAGGAATCAGGTGATGATAGAAACTTAGTACCACCACCAAATCACAGAGAAGAAGCAAATACAAGAAGGAGAGGGAGGTAGAAATGATTAAATTATATATTATCGTGGCTTTAATTTATGCCTTATTGAAATCACTTAACTCAAATGAACAAAAAGCAACAGGAATCATTGGTTTCTTTTTAACAAATTTTTTCCTTTTTCCTATAAATGCCATCAAAGATATTGTAAAGACAATGGGAGGAAGTAATGAGTGAAGTTAATGCTGGAGAAATTCTTGATAACATCGGCGAAATCTTATTTGATCTACAACCAGAACTAGTTGAGTTGTTTGAAGAAGATGGACAAACAAAAGAGATATTGGATAGATTAGAAAAATTCGAAAAATACGCTATAGAGTTACGTGATTTAGTTTACAAGGAGTTTTACAAAGATGAGTAATTGTACCAAGCACGAATGGAAAAGTACTAACTTCCACAAGTCATTTTGTAATTACGATTACTGTGGAGAATGTGGTGTAAAAAGAGGTGATGAATTTAACACAATTAAATTCAAGAAGATGGCCGATGATGTTATTATACCACAGTATATGACAGAGGGTTCTGTGGGATTTGATATACATTCTTATAATGAATTTAAATTAGAACCAACACAATCAGGAATGGTATCAACTGCATTACAGGTAGAGATACCAAGATGTTCAGAATTGACTATAAGACAAAGAAGTGGTTTATCAAAAACATATCCAAATTACATAGCGATTGGAATCGGAACCATTGACACAGATTATAGGGGTCAGATATTGATACCTGTTATCAACAATTCAACAATTGACTTAATAATTTCTAAAGGAATGAGAATAGCACAAGGAATTGTAAGTCCTATAATAAGATGTGTCATTGAAGAAGTAGATAAACTAAGTGATACAGAAAGAGGAGAAGGAGGCTTCGGTTCGACAGGTGGAGTTACTAAGTAATAAACAAATGAGGATGCTGGAGTTATTGGATGGAATGATAAGCCAGTGTACTGAATGTGAACTACATACAGGTGGTAGAGTCAAACCATACTGGACACCTATGTCTACATTAGCCGCTTTAGGAGAAGCACCGGGAAAAGATGAAGTAGAACAAAATGAACCATTTGTAGGCAAAGCTGGAGAAATACTTGGAACAGCTATGACAAAACAAGGATTTAGAAAAGAGCACTTCTTAGTAATAAATTCAGTTAATTGTAGACCAGTTGAAGGCGGTGCAAATGGAAAACCAACAATAAACCAAATTAAAACATGTCACCAATGGGTAAGAAAATATATTAAAGTAGTCAGCCCAGAAAAAATGATTGCTTTTGGAAATTTTGCCAGAGGTTCTTTAAATGGCTCTTATCAAGGTATAGTAAAATATAATGGATGGATAGAAACCCTTAGTTCATATGAAATGTATGTTGTAATGAGTGTTCATCCTGCATATTGTATATACCAGAAAGAAGCAGGTATAAAATTATTAGAAGAAAGTATTGCCAAATTTAAAGATGTAAGACCATATCAACACTAACGGGGGGAGTATTGTTTAAAAATAGTTATTATGACACAAGAAATTCTACTATTCACTTATGGGAACAATTGGATGGAGAAGATTTATATACAAAAATAAATTGGGTTCCTTATGTATATGTTCCAGCTAGAGGGCGACCAAAGGAAGCCGACACAATAGATGGATCACCAGTAATTAAAAAAGAATTTAGAAGCTACTTTGAATACTATGCTTATCAAAAAGATAGCATGGAAGTATATGAAAATAAAGTAAGACCTGATGTACAGTTCTTGGCTGAAAGGTACTATGATATTCCAGATGATGAAATGCCAGTACCAAATCTTAAAGTATATTATATAGACATTGAAGTAATACCGGAGAAAGGATTTCCAGATACACTTGATCCAAAAGACCCAGTAGTACTTGCATCAATAAGAAATAATAAAGATCATAAGACCATCACATTTGGAACCAAACACTATACTGGTAATATGAAAGATATTATATTTGTGTATTGTGAAACAGAACAAGATTTACTTCGTAAGTTATTCACTTATATGCACAAATATCCATGTGATATTCTAAGTGGTTGGAATATATGGAGTTTTGACTTACCATATCTTATCAATAGGTCTAAGAATTTATTTGGAGACGCCTCACCACATAACTTAATGTCACCGATTGGTGTAGTCAAAACATGGAAACAAAAACATAGTGAAGAAATAAACATAGATATTGCTGGAGTTTGTATTCTTGATTACTACAATGTGTATAGATGGTACACACCAAAAAATCTTGAAAACTATACTCTTCAATATGTATCTGAAACAGAACTCGGTATAGGTAAACTTCAGAATAAATTCCCAAGCTTTATTGATTGGTATACAAACGATTGGGATTCATTTACTGAATACAATGCGATTGACTGCATAAGAGTTAATGATTTAGAAGATAAGTTAGGATATTTAAAACTTATCCAGGCTCTATCATTACTATCAAAGGCCCCGGCGAAATATTATAATGCTATGACTCAGCTAATTGAGGGAGCATTGTTGACTCACTATAGGAGAAATAATTTGTGTGCCCCTCATTTCGCTGGTGGTTCTCAGGAAACATTCGAAGCCGCTTATGTTAAACCACCAATAGAAGGACTTCATCCTTGGGTAATTGATATTGATATTACTTCATCCTATCCATCAAATATGATAACTCTTAACATGAGTAGTGAAACTTATTATGGTAGAATACTTGGTATAAGAGAACAAGATGTTATATATTATACCAAAAATAGAGAGTTTCCAAAATTCGATATGTTCAGAGAAGATAAAGGAATTGTATCATTTGATGGAATTGGTTTGAAAAAATTTAACATGGCTGTTAAAAAGGGACTTCTAGCTATTGCACCATGTGGTTCAGTATTTACAACCACAGAAACTGGAGTTATTGCTGAAGTAGAAAGAAACGTTTTCTTCAAGAGAAAAGAAGTTAAAGGTAGAATGAGGAAAATGAGAGACGAAGCATCAGAAATGCCTGATGGTCCTGAAAAAAAAGAGATGCTCGAAGAAGCACAAGAGTTATTCTCATATCAATGGGCTTTGAAAATTTGGTTAAATGCTGTATTTGGTATTCTTGCTGTTCCTTATTCAAGATATTTTAATACAAATATTGCTGAGGCAATTACTTCTTGTGGTAGACATACAATTAAACAGGGTCAAAAATTTGTTAATGAGTACTTTGGTGATCTTAAAATTGATGGTCTTCCATCTGATATGGTTGCTTATATTGACACTGACTCATTATTCGTTAGATTGGGTGAGTACTTTTCGAGAGTTGATCCTGAATGGGAAGATAAGCCAGGTGAAGAAAAGATTCAAGCAATTATTGACTTCTCAAAGAATGAGATTGAACCATATGTTAACATGAGGACTTATGAAGAAACTCAGTTGATGGACTTCAACTCACAGGTAAAAGACTTCAAAATAGAATTTAAACAAGAGATCATTGCCAGAACAGCCTTGTTTGTAAAGAAAAAGAAATATGCTTATTGGAAAGTTAATGAAGAAGGAACGCCATGTGATGAAATTTCTGTAACAGGTCTTGAAATTATTAGATCAGATAGTGCTCAAGCTGTCAGACCAAGATTAAGACATATCATGGAAATGATTATGAGGCAAGAGCCAGAAGATCAAATCACAGTTATGATTAAGAAGTATAAAAAGGAGTTAAGAAGTTTGACTCCAGGGGAATTGGCTGCTAATATAGGCATCAATAACATACAGAAGTATCTTGGTACTGGCAAACCAATCAAGGGCACACCATGGCATGTAAAGGGTGTCTATAATTATAGAATGTTATTGAAGTTATTAGAGGTTGAACATAAGTATGAGGATATACACTGTCTCTTATACACATCTGACGCTGCCGACGAGCG